TTTCCCTACTTTGCACCAACTTACTGTTTGGCAGACTTTGATGGCAAAAACTTAACCAATGCGGCAGATGCTGCGTTGTAGGCCGCATCCCTGGTTGCATCGTCAGGAAACGGGATGCTGTCAAAAATCTTAGCCAGTTGATAGGCAACAGGCGTCATGGTGTTTGTTGGCTCAAAGAAGTACGGCGGCAATCCAGCATATAGAGCCATTTCATTGGCAACAGTTGGGCCAAAAGATTTGGCTGTGCCATTCAAGTAGTCGCTGACTTGGTTTGCTTTTCTGCCAAAGAAATTTGCGATTTCAGCAGTTTGCCAACGACCTCCATCGCCATCCCATCCCCTTGAAGCACAAAAATCTCTGAAGCGCTGCAAGCGCTCTTGAGTGTGGGGATCTTGCTTTGCGGCCATTTAGTGATTCTGCATTGAAAAATTCAGCATTTGCTGTTGACAAGAGCAACAGCATTTGATGTAATTGCGGTATGGACTTCAAAACCTACCTCAACAACTTGTCTGCTGATGACCGAGCGGAGCTTGCAGAGGCTTGCAAAACATCTGTTGGTCAGTTGAACAACGTTGCTTATGGCTACAGGAGTTGTTCTCCGATTCTTGCCAACTGCATTGAGCGCTTCACTAAAGCAGCAATCACGCGGCAAAAACTTCGCCCAGATGATTATTGGTTGATCTGGCCCGACCTCAAAGCTCCACGCAAGCAGGCGGCCTAAATGTCCCTCCCACTTCACGACCTTGGCTCGATCAAGGTGAGCGAAACAGCCCACAGCTATCTCCGCGCCCGTGCGATTTCCAAGCGAATGGACGTTGCTGCTTTGGTTCGTGATTTGGTTGAGGCGCATGTTGCTGAGGAACTCCGTGTCATCAGTGTCGCCAATGAAATCCATTTGTCCAAGCAACTAGGAAAGATAACGGGGGATTCCGAGTGAGAACACAACATCCATTGTCAGCAGCGTTTCCTGCAATGCCTGATAGCGACTACCAGTCGCTTAAAGACAGCATTTCTGAATTTGGTGTGCTTAACCCAATCACCATCTTTGAGGGACAGGTCATTGATGGATGGCACCGCTATCGCGCTGCAAATGAGCTTGCTTTGGAATGTCCAGAGCAGGAGTTTGATGATTGGATTGATCCCAAGGATTTTGTACTTGCTCAGAACAAGAACCGTCGCCATATCACGGCGGCTCAGTTGGCTACAGCGACAGCAGCGGTCTATGGCTGGCGCTCTGTTGGATCAAATCAGCACAAAGGAGGGTCCGTAGGCCCTACGGAGGCTCCAAAGTCCGCGAAAGAATTGGCTGCTATTGCTGGTGTATCGACAGCCAGCATTGAGAAGGCGAAAGTAGTTCAGGCAAAAGCGGCTCCTGAAGTGCAGAAAGCAGTGCGGGACGGGAAGATTGGTTTGGAAAAGGCTGTGGCGATTTCCAAATTGCCGCAGGAGCAGCAAAAGGAAGCCATCAACAAGCCTTTGCCCAAGAAGGTTGTTGACATTGCCCCAAGCATTGCAGAGCGAAAGTTAGAGGCTGTTGAGTGCGAACTTGACGCTACACAGAAGCAACTTGATGAGCTTCATAAGCAAGTAGCGCTCAATTCCCTTCCTGAAGATGAGCGTGTCACAGCCGCACAAATCATTGAGACGCTGGAAAGCGAGAACAAGCAGCTACGAATTCGGCTGAAGGCTGCAGAGAGTCAGCGCGACCAGTACATGAGTACCTGCGCTGAGATGGAAAAGCAAATTAAGTACCTGCAACGCCGCGCCTGATCATGTTGCAGCTTTTCGATTACCAATCAAACATCCTTGACCACTTGCGTCATGGATTCACAAAGGGCCATAACGCTCAGATTCTTGTTGCCCCTACGGGCGCAGGTAAGACTGAGATGGCAATGGCGTTGATGGAAGCGGTTAAAGCTAAAGGAAATCGTTGCGCGATGGTGCTGGATCGTATTGTTTTGTGCGATCAGACCAGCCAACGCCTTCAAAAGTACAACATTGCTCACGGTGTCATGCAGTCTGGACACTGGCGTTATCGCCCCTATGAGCAGATTCAGATTTGCTCTGCTCAGACACTGGAGCGCCGTGGCGGTCTGCAAGACCTCAAGCTGTTGATTATTGATGAGGCGCATCAGACCCGCAAGGCTACGGTTGAGTTCATCAAGAAGAACCCTGATGTTCGTGTTGTTGGATTGACAGCAACGCCATTCACCAAGGGTCTAGGAAACATTTACAGCAATGTCGTGTCCACGGTTACCACGGAAGAACTGGTGAAGCGTGAGCGCTTGGTCCCTCTGAAGGTTTTCATTGCGCGTGAAATTGATATGGAAGGCGCAAAGAAGGTTGCCGGTGAGTGGGCAATGGATGAGGTTACAGAGCGCGGCATGAAGATTACTGGCGACATAGTGACCGAATGGGTTTCTAAGTGCCATGAAGTCTTCCAGGGTCCACGAAAAACGGTTGTTTTTGCCTCTGGCGTTGCCCATGCAAATGATTTGGCCCAAAAATTCAACGCTGCTGGATATAACTTTGTCAGCCTTTCATACCGTGACGATGATGAGTACAAGGCAGAAGTCATCAAGGATTTCGGCCGTCCAGATACGGACATTGATGGCTTGATTGCCACTGACATTCTCACAAAGGGCTTTGACGTACCTGATGTGATGGTTGGCATCTCTGCCCGTCCATTTTCTAAGTCGCTGTCTTCGCACATCCAGCAGATGGGGCGTGTTATGCGCTGCGCTGAAGGAAAGACGTTCGCCTTGTGGCTGGACCATTCTGGGAACTATCTGCGCTTTCGTGACGATTGGGATGATGTTTTTGCCAATGGTGTGAACACCCTTGACGATGGAAAAGAGAAGGTCAAGAAGGAGCCAACCAAGAAAGAGAAGCAGGACGCCAAGTGCCCTAAGTGCGCTTCTTTGTGGCCCCGTGGTTCTGATTCTTGCCCATGCTGCGGGATGGTCATAAAAGGCCGATCTTCTATTCATGCAGTGCCTGGTGTTATGCAGGAACTTGGTGGCCATAACCCCATTCACATTGAGCAGTCATGGCTCAGTCAATTGCTTTTCTTGGCGCAAAAGCGCGGATATGCAAAGGGTTGGGCGTATTACAAGTTCAAAGAGAAGTTTGGGCACGAGCCTGGAAGCCTGAAATTTGTTCCTGCGCCAGTGACCATTGAAGTCAGCAAGTGGGCACAGAGCCAGCAGATTCGTTGGGCTAAGAGTCAGCGGAGGGCTGCTTAATGGATTTCATTAACTTTGCACGTGCTCATGGGATTTTGATTGATTCCATGCCTCGCTTTGGGGTGTGGATGCGTTATCCCACAACGGATAAGCCACGCCACAAGAACGGCGCTGTGAAGTGGACAGGTGAAGCTGGATTTGTACAGAACCACGCGCAGATGCAAGAAGTGGCTGTGTGGCGCAATGAAGAGGCCACGCCGGTTGAGCTGGCTAAGTACCAGGCACAGGCAAAGGCTGTTGATTTGGATCGTAAGCGCAAGCAGGAAGAAGCCGCTAAGACTGCACAAAGCATTCTTGACCACGCAACCCTGCAGAAGCACCCATACCTTGAGAGAAAAGGTTTTGCTGAAGATCGTGTTTATGTCTCTGATGGGAAGGCTGTCATTCCTATGCGCGTTGGCTCCAAGTTGGTCGGATGCCAGTTGATTGATGAGGACGGGACAAAGAAGTTTCTGTTCGGTCAGTCCACATCAGGCGCTCAGTTTGTATTTGACGGTGGCGGCATGAATGTCTTGTGTGAGGGCTATGCCACTGCCTTATCGGTTCGTGCTGCACTGAAGGCCATTAAGCGGCCTGCAACGGTGCGTGTTTGCTTTTCAGCTGGAAACCTATCGAAGGTTGCTGGTTATCTAGGTTCAGGGATTGTCATTGCTGACAACGACGAGTCGGGAACTGGTGAGCGAGTAGCAAAACAGATTGGTTGGAAGTATTGGATGAGCGACACCGTTGGTGAGGATTTCAACGACTTCCACAAGCGCACAAATTTATTCACGGCTAGTCAGTCGTTATCGAAAGTCCTACGGATGTAGGGATCAAAACAAATAGCACCTTGCTGGTCGGGATCAACACAACAGCGGCAAGGGAAGAACTCCTACTGTGGGATCAGGTCTGAAACAGGGGTAAGGGCGGCGAAGTTAGCACCCGAGATCGAACGGCTGACGAGGCATACGCGACGGTGACGGCAAGTGTGTAAAGGCTTTCCCCTTCATTGTGGGAAGGCTGAGGACTGCTCGGGTTCAAGCAAGTGAGAAACAGTGACTAACAGTAACCAACAAAACAAACAAAACAGGGCAAATGGGCAAATGGGCAAATTGCGCCCAGAGCTTGGCGACAGGGAAATTTTGGAACGTGCGGAAGCAAGGGTGCTGGCTCAGAACTTCAAGAACAAGGAATGGCTAGAGGACGCATTAAAGGTTTCAGAACGCATCTATGGAAGAGGTTCTGGTGAGCGGATCAAGAAGTACATGCGAGTGATCTGGAAAGAGGAACTACTGAAATGAGATATGCGCTGCGTGTTGACGCTAACCAAAGTCAGGTTATCTCTGCCCTAGAAGCCGCTGGCGCTGTAGTTGAAGTGATTGGAAAGCCAGTTGATTTGCTTGTTGGCATCAATGGCAGGTTTGCGTTTTTTGAAGTGAAAGACGGTGGGAAAGTAAAGAGCGCACAGAAGCGCACACCGGCACAAATCAAGTTTTTCGATAAGTGGGCTGGTTATCCGGTCTGCCTGGTTGATGGCCCAGATGCCGCCATAAGGCACCTCAATGTTTTGAAAGGTAAATGATGACACCGACATTCCAAGATGAAGTCCAACTAGCTGGATGGAGCGAAACCCATACGGGAGGTCCAAAAGTAACGTTTTGGCTAAGTGACCCGCAGCAGTTGGATGTGTTCAAGGCATTGACTGCTCGTAAGGGAAACACAGCAGGCCATCGCTTTGCATGTGTTTTGGTTGAGATCGGTGACGATGAACAACCGGCTAACAGCTAAAGAGCGAAAGCACCTGGCGATGGTTAAGTCATTGCCATGTGCTGTTTGTGATGCTTCTGGGCCATCGGAAGCTCATCACGTTGTGCAGGGGCTTCAGTACACCTGTATTGCTTTATGTCCTGAATGCCATCGAGGTTCACTACTTGGCTGGCATGGTCAGAAGCGTGGCTGGTTAGTCCGAAAGATCACAGAAATGGACGCACTGAATACAACGATTGAAAGACTAATGGAGGGGAAATGATTTGTCCCGAATGCCAAACAAAGTATTCAGAGGTAAAGCAAACCCGCCGCACAAAGGATGGGTATGTGCGCTACCGGATTTGTTTCAACGGGCACCGTTTCCGAACAATTGAGATAGTCAAGGAGGGGAAAGATGATTGACAGATACCAACTAGACGACATGCTTGCCGAGTGGCATAAGTGGTGCCGTGGCTTTAGTGAGGTACGCCAGCCAACCGTATCAGCCATGTTTGCAGGCTTCAAGCAGTCCCGACAGTGGGACAGTGAGGGCGAAGTAGTGGACAGTGAGCTACATAACCACGAAATGAAAGCCTTGGACTTCCACATAAACGAGCTATGCCACTTGTACAGGACAGCGTTACAGATTCACGCACGAAACCTAGTTACCGGAAGAAGCGTGTGGACAAGCGAAAGACTGCCAAAAGATCAGGCAGAGCGCCAGAAAGTACTGAGTGAGGCAAGGACAGCACTGATAGCGAGATTAGGGTAAACCCCTATAAAAATACTTGCAAAAATATAAAAGTTCTTGCAAAATTACGCCTGTAGGCGTAAGTGCCTCTAAAAATAGCCCCCTTTCGCAAGATCGGGGGCTATTTCGTTTACGCAGGCGCAAACATCAATCTGTTGGCTGTCTATCCACTGGTCTGCACCCTGCACCAATCTCCCCCCCTAGCTGGTTGATCACCGGCTTTCGCCCTCCCAGTGAGGGCTTTTTTTATTTGTGAGGACACTATGGACCACTCCGATAGTGCCCCTGCCGGAAAAAAACCGCGAAATACCGCAGGTCTGCGCGTAGGAGGCGGTAGACCAAAGGGCGCACCGAACAAAATCAACGGCGAGCTTAAACAGATGATTCTGGACGCCTTAGATGGCGCTGGAGGCGTTGATTACCTGCTCAAGAGAGCCAATGACCCAAAGACGCAAACGGCGTTTCTGGGGCTGATTGGCAAGGTTCTGCCCATGACCATAGCTGGCGATGCAAACGCCCCTGTGCGCTTCGTTCTTGAGTCCAAGTGGCTACAGAATTCGATCAGTCAGCGCAACGAGGGATAAACGCATACCAGCCCCGTCAGTGGTTTATTGACTTTCACAATAGACCACAGCGATGGGCGGTAATGGTTTGCCACCGACGCGCAGGGAAGACTGTTGCCTGCATTGCTGACCTGGTGCTGTCGGCTCTGGTGACAAAGAAGGTTGATGCACGCTTTTGCTATGTCGCGCCTTTGCACAAGCAGGCCAAGGACATTGCATGGCAGTACATCAAGGCACTGACTGCGGACATTCCGCGCATGAGCTACAACGAAAGCGAGTTGAGGGCTGATTTCCCCAACGGTGCGCGTATTCGGCTGTACGGCGCGGACAACCCTGATGGACTGCGTGGCCTGTACATGGATGGCGTCATCCTGGACGAATACGCGGATATGCGGCCTAGTGTGTGGGGTGAGGTCATTCGCCCTCTGCTGGCTGACCGCAAAGGCTGGGCTGTGTTCATTGGTACACCAAAGGGCCACAACAGCTTCCACGACATTTACCAGTTAGCACAGACTGACAGCCGGTGGTTTTCGCTGATTCTCAGAGCGTCAGATTCAAATATTCTTTCCAAAGAAGAATTGGAGGATTCGGCGCGGGGAATGAGCCAAGACCAGTATCAGCAAGAGTTTGAGTGCTCGTTTGATGCGGCCATCAAGGGCGCGTACTACGGCCACGAAATGATGCTGTGCGACAAGGAAAAGCGCATTGGCGATGTGCCCTATGACTACATCGCGCCAGTGCACACAGCGTGGGATCTGGGCTACTCAGACGATACAGCGATTTGGTTCTACCAGGTCATTGCTGGTGAAGTGCGGGTAATCAATCACTACGCTGCTAACGGCAAGGACGTGAAGCATTACGCCGAGGTGATCAAGGCAAAGCCCTATGTTTATGGCCTGCATCACCTGCCGCACGATGCGAGGGCTAAGACGCTGGCATCTGGTGGCCGCTCAGTGATGGAGCAGCTTGCAGAACACCTGGGCATCGAAAAGATGCGGATTGTGCCCAACCTGAGCATTCAGGACGGTATCCAAGCCGCTCGATTGATGTTTCCACGGGTGTGGATTGACTCAGTGAAGTGTGCTGATGGCATTGAATCGCTCAGACAGTACCAACGGGCGTGGGATGAAAAGCTGCAGTGCTTTAAGGAGCAGCCTTTGCACGATTGGACATCGCACGATGCCGACGCCTGGCGGATGCTGGCCATCGCGTGGAGTGAAGAACACGCACCGAAAGAGAAGGAAAAGCCGCTCTATCCCGTTGTTGGGACGAAAGACGGATTCCAAGTCGCACCGCTAAATGTGCTGTGGCGCGAACAACCCATTAAACGAACAGGACGCATATGAAAGTCTGTGCAAATTGCAACCCCATCAGTGAACTGCTGACGGATGAGAAGGGCGAACTGTATTGCCGCTTTCATGGCAAGGACTACAAGCTCGAAGAGATCCCAGATCCCGTGCTGCCGCTGCCTGACGCCATCGCACAAAACCCCTCGGAGCCTGTATGAGCGCACCAACCTATGAATGTGGTGGGTACACCAACCTGACCGCAACGGCGAACGTGTCGCCTGTCCCCAAAGCCATTTTGGGCTTTCTGGTCAACAGCACGACTGCTGGCACCATCCAGTTCTATGACTCGGCCACTACGACCACAACAACCCCAATAACGGGCGTAATCACGCCTGCAGCGGGTACGTTTGTGCCGGTGAAGGCCTATGCAGCGGCTGGTGTGTATGCGGTCATTGGTGGCACGCTTAACGTCACGATCATCACTGCCTAATGTCTGACGCATTGTTGATTGACGGTGAGGTCGGGTACTACCTCGACCACATTTCCGCGTATGAGCGTGAGTTCAAGCAGTGGGAAAGCCGCGTCAAAAAACTGGTCAAGCGTTATCGGATGGATGATCGGACGGACGCAAGCCCTGACCGGTTCAATATCCTGTGGTCCAACGTCCAAACATTGAAGGCCGCGACTTATGCCCGTGTACCTCAGCCCGATGTTTCTAGGCGTTTTCGTGATAATGATCCTGTTGGACGTGTTGCTTCTTTGATGGTGGAGCGTGCCCTCGAATTTGAGGTGCACAACTACCCAGACTTCCGACTAACCATGTCCCATGTGGTCTATGACCGCTTCCTGGGCGGACGTGGCACAGCGTGGGTGCGCTATCACCCCATCACCAAGACGGTTGAGATGCCCAAGTTGCCCGAATCCACTGAGGAATTCGAAGCAATGATCACGGACAACGCCGAGTTGGAGACAGAGCAGCAGGAAGTGCTGGACTTTGAGACGTGCCCGACTGACTATGTGCATTGGCAGGACTTTGGCCACAACGTAGCGCGGACCTGGGAGGAAGTCACCATTGTTTGGCGCAAGGTTTATCTGACCCGCGAACAGTGCATAGAGCGCTTTGGTGAGGATTTGGGCAAGCGCATCCCTATGGATAGTCAGCCCAACGAAGACAAGCGCAGCGACGATTCTGAGGGCGTCAACAAGCGTGGCCTGGTGTTTGAGATTTGGGACAAGACAGAGGGCAAGGCCTTCTGGCTGTCTAAATCTCTGGGTGAATTCGTGGATGAGCGTGAAGATCCGCTGGAGATTGATGGATTCTTCCCGTGCCCACGGCCAATCTATGCAACGCTGACAACGGAGACGCTGGTCCCGATTCCTGACTTCAAGTTCTACGAAGATCAGGCGTTTAAGTTAGATGAGTTGGCAGACCGGATTGCCGGACTTGTGTCAGCGCTGCAAGTCAAGGGTGTGCACGATGCGTCTATCCCTGAGTTGGCACGACTGTTCAAGGAAGGCCAGAACGGCGACCTGATACCGGTGAACAACTGGGCAGCGTTTGCCGAAAAGAAGGGTCTTGCTGGCGCTGTTGACCTGGTGGAGATCCTGCCTATCGCGCAGGCTCTGAATGAGGCCTACAAGGCGTTTGAACAGGTCAAGCAGCACATCTATGAACTGACAGGCATCAGCGACATCCTGCGTGGCCAAACGGCTGCGAGTGAGACAGCAACTGCCCAGCAGATCAAGAACAGCTATGCCAGCCTGCGCTTGAAGGTGTACCAGGATGAGGTGGAGCGTTTTGCCTCGGATCTGTTCAACATCAAGGCGCAGATTATCTGCAAGCACTTTGACCCGCAGACGCTGATCAAGATGAGTGCATCAACGCAGTTGCAGCCGGTTGATCAGCAGATGATCCCGCAGGCCATTGAACTGCTAAAGGACAACGTCACCCGCGAATTCCGCATTGCGGTCGAGACGGATTCGATGGCGTTCCAGGATGAGCAGCAGGAAAAGCAGGACCGCGTTGAGTTCTTGAAGGCCACAAGCGGGTTCATTTCGTCAGTGGTTCAGGCTGCACAGCAAGAGCCACAGATGCTGCCGCTGGGCATTGAATTGTTGAAATTCGGTGTCACTGGGTTCCGCATTGGCAAGACCCTAGAAGGCGTGATCGAGCAATCGGTTGAGCAGATGAAGCAGCAGGCACAACAGCCTAAGCCTAATCCCGAGATGATGAAGATGCAGGGCCAGCAGCAGATTGAGCAGGCCAAGATGCAATCCACGCAGCAGATTGAAACTGCAAAGATGCAGCATGAATTGACGCTCAAGCAGGCTGATGTGCAAGCGCAAACTGTTATCGAGCAGAACCGTGCTCAGGCTGATATCACAATTGCCCAGCACAAGGCGCAGGCTGATGCCAGCCTGGAGATGGAAAAAGAGCGTTTGAAGGCTCAAGCTGCAGAGCAGGACGCAGCTCACAAATATCAGATTGAGATGGAAAAGATTGCATCTGCTGAACGTATTGCAGCCGCGGATCGAGAAGCAGAGATGCAAAAGATTGCGATGGAATACCGCAAGGCAATCGAAGTGGCCGAAATATCGGCGGCCACAACCCTGCAAGCAGCACAAGCAAGCGCTGCGGTCCAAGCGGCTGCAGGCGACAAGGTGAGCGAAGGTGAGGAAAAAGCCAAGTCTGACAACAAGGCACGCGATGCTAAGTTGGATGCGGTCATTCAGTCCCTGAGCAAGCCCAAGAAAATTGTCCGTGACAAAGATGGCCGTGTGGCGGGAGTTGAATAATGGCACTAGGTTATGTGGCGACATTACGCAACACGCAGTTAGACGCAATCACCACGGCGGTTGGCAGCGCGGGAAAGCTGCAGATCTATGACGGTACGCGCCCAGCTACGGGCGGCACTGCGACAAATAAGCTATCGGAATTTACCCTCGGTAGCCCTTTCGCTGCTGCTGCGAGTGGTGGAGTGCTGTCTCCAACTCTGCCTGCTAACGTTACTGCTTTGCTGTCTGGTACTGCTACTTGGTATCGCATCACTACGAGCGCGGGTGGCTTCGTGATGGATGGCAGTGTGTCCGCTACTGGTGGAGGTGGTGACCTGCAATTGAATAGCGTTGTGATTTCCAGCGGTGCGACTGTATCCATCACCGCGCACACCATTTCAGCCGGTAACGCCTAATGGCCACCGGGCAGGGGACAGTGACGTTTAACTTTGGCTCTGCGCCTGGTACTAACGTTGTGACCACTGCCGTGACTGATGCAGCGATAAGCGCAACGTCTAAGGTTGAGATTTATTTGATGGGAACAGACAGCACGGCGACACATAACGCCGTGGAGCACCAGATGCTCCCGCTTGGCGGTCTGTCTATGACTCCGATATCAGTGACCGCTGGTGTCGGATTTACGGCGCAGGCCATGAGTGCTATGCGGTTGACCGGAACATTCCAAGCCCGCTACGTCTGGGCCGACTAAAGGATTGAGACATGGCTGGATTTCGAATTGAGGGAAGTACCTCTGGTAACGTGGTTGAGGTTGATGTCAACAACAACCTGAAAGCTAACCTGCCGACCACAAACACACAGGCAGGTTTCGCCCGTATCACTAGCCAAGTTGCTACAGGTGACACACGTGACTTGGTAATCAGTGACGAAGGACACGCCTATGTCGCTCAGTCCTATCAGGTGTTTGAAAAACAATGGAATAGCGCAGCGACCAACTGGGCGCGTGATATTGGCACGACGGCCACAACAATGGCTAAGGCTCCGACTGCTGGCTTCCTTCGCCTTAACTCTGGCTCGATTACTACCGCTTCAACAGGTATTTCTGTTTACTCACGCCGTACATTCAACATTGAAGAGTCGGTAGAGTTGCGGGTGCGTATGTACTTACGCCATACTAATGCGACTGTGTTGAATAAACAGTTCGACATGGGCCTTGGCTACTACGCCTTTGCTGCTGGTCAGTCTGCAGCAATGAATGAATTCATTGGATTCCGTTGGACGCTGACGGGTGGTTTACAAGCGATTGTCGGCACTACTTCTGGCGGTGCTGCAACTGAACAGACGGTAAACATTAACGGTAATCTTCCGTACTCTGATGGTGTTACCCGTGAGTATGAAATGCTGGTGCTAGAGTCTGAGGTTTACTTCTATGTGAACGGCACTTGGGTTGCTACTATTGCGCGTGACCCAACACTATGGGCAACAACCAAGGCAATCAGTCTACCGTGGATAGCGCGCCTGTTCAACAGTGCAACAGCCCTTAGCCCGTTACTTGCACCAATTTTTGATCTTGGTGAGATCAGTATTCGCCGCATTGGTGGCAACGACACACTGCCGTTTTCCTATATCAAGTCGGCAATGGGAAACCATTCCTACGAGTTCCAGCCTGACCTTGGCCTATCTCTGGCGACTCATAACGTACCTGCCTCTGGTACTGCACCGACTGCTGCGGTTGGGTCGAATACTGCTAGTGCATTTAACTTGGCAACAGCTTTGGGTGGCTTCTACCGAAACACACTGACTGGTGTGACGGTTACAGCGCATACCAACATTCTGGTGTCGAGCT